TTTAATCAGAGGGTCACAGGTTCGAGACCTGTACGGCCTACTTTAAAGCTAAATACACCGGCGGCTGTCCAAAAAGTACGGTGAAAGATACCCTGATTACACCTTATGCTCACGATAGAGCTATACGTAAACTTGATACCCTGATTATATCCACTGGTCTTAAACGTCACCTCGAGGCATTTCTTTTGGCATGCCGTGTTGAAGATTTATCTCGTAGAACTATTTTTGATTACCGACAAAAGGTTGGCCAGATAATTGATTATCTGGTTGTTCTTGGTCTAACAGATCCAAAAGAAGTTACCGCCTCACACATAAGGGGATTTTTACTTACTAAGCAAGAAACCTGCCAGCCTGTAAGTGTCCACGGTTATTATCGTTCAATCAAGGTCTTTTTTAATTGGCTAACACGCGAAGGTGTTATTAATGTCAGTCCAATGGCTCCTATCCGTCCGCCAAAAGTTCCCAAAAAGATAATTCGGCCTTACTATCCGGATGAGCTACGATCGTTACTTTTAGCATGTGAAGGACGGGGGATTTTAACTCTCCGCGATCGGGCTATTATGCTGGTGCTAATTGATAATGGAATTAGGTTAGGGGAGCTTGCGAGTATTAATATTTCAGATATTGACGTAGACAGGGAAACAATTAGTGTCTGGGGGAAAGGGCGAAAACAGCGTGTTGTGGGAATCTCCAAACGTACACAGATGGCAGTTTATAAATATCTGCATGCCAGGGTTGATGATAATCCTTCCCTATGGGTAACTACTGACGGAAAGACCCTTACGCCCAAAGGTATATATCTGACTATCCATCGGTTGGGCGAAAGGGCAGGGCTTAAGGATGTTCGTAACTCCCCACATACCTTTCGCCATACTGCCGCAACATTATCTATAAAAAACGGTGGAGATTTATTCCAGGTACAATCAATGCTTGGACATACCACGTTGGCTATGACCAGGCGTTATGCTGCTTCGTTGCAGTCAGAAGCAGCAGCTGAAGCACATAAGAAATTCAGTCCGGTTGATAATCTGAAGCTGTAGCCGGAGTTGAAGGGTATTGACGAGCTGGTATATAATAATACTGTGATACATGAGTATCACAGCTTAAATCCCTAAAGCTGCGTGTCAGCAATAGGAATAGAGAAGAGAGAAAGAGCCTCGTCAAGAGGCTCTTTCTTATTTATGGCAATCTTTCAGCCATTCCTTTGTGATTTCAGTACAAACATCACAAGAAGATTGTAAGGCAAACGATTTTGAACCATCAAATGTGGCGATTTCAACTAAACGCCCCTCATCTTTTACCATTCGGATGATATCGGCGAAATCGCCATCCCCTGATAACAAGATTGCTGTATCATAGTTGTGCTTTATGGCAAACCTTAGCATGTCTATAGCAATTAAGACATCTACACCTTTTTGGTGAGCCTCTCCGTCTTTGGTAAATTGAAGCCGTCCCAACCTTACCTCCATATAAGGCTGATGAGCTATGGACGAAAATAAACGCTGTTGTTCTTGTTGCAGTCTTTCCCATAAAGGGGTAGGAGGTTTTTCAATTTTCGCAGTGTAGTAATATGTGCGTAGCAATTGGCGACCATTTACAAGTTTTTCGATTATCTTTGAGTAATCAATAATTCCACCCATATGATAAGATTCTAAGCTGGATTTTAAATAACCGGCATCTATGAAGACCATGACTTTTGTATAGACATTACGTGTAGAAGATAACACCCCGGACATCATATGAGTGAATTGTTCTGTAGCTGCCTTAATTTGGTCGTTAGTAGTCGATGTTTCCGTTGATGTTAGGATACTGGCATTTTCATTCTTATTCATAGCGAAATTCTAACATAAGAGTGAATGGTAAGGAAGAGGATTAAAGTCTTATTTTTACTTTGGCATTCTGTCTTTATGATTTTTGATTTGCATTATCATGGGGGTAAAATGTTTTGCATGCCTTGTTATAATTAAATAGGAGGTAAAAGATATTTAAGGAGACTTGAATTTTAAAAAGAAAGAATGGAGATAATCATGAGTAATTCAGCAAAGAATAATGGTAAACGATGGGATGATAACGATATCAAAATATTGCAAGAATTAGCCGCAGGGAATACACCGACCAGATTGATAGCTTTAAAGCTAGGAAGAACTCCAAATGCAATATACAGTGAAGCAGGAGAGATGGGTATTTCTTTAAGGCCCAACAATCAGTCGCCTTATAATAGGCAAACAAAGTAGTAATCCCTGCAAATACAATCCCTATTATCTTTTACCTTCAGAACAAAGAGGCCGGGTAAAACACCCGGCCTCTTTTTATATCTGGGAATATTTGTGACACTTTGTCATCAGTTAATTATTGATATTGGGTGGGCGGGTTAACTCATATAATTGTGCATATTTAGCCCCATTGGAAATCTGATCTGCCGCTTTTGTAACGTCTAAGGTTTTTAATTTATACTGGAAAGCATACGCAACGTATGGTTTCCCGATAATGAATTCCAATGACTCTTCAGATGTCTCATAAGGACCTGATATTATCATTTTTGAATTATCAACAATATTATGATAGCCGATATAGTAATATCTGCGGCGGAGATTATCTATGTGGCCTTGTAGAGAACCAAATAGGTATGCCAGAGCTAATAAAAAACCAACTCCTATTGCCCCTATAACAAGCGCTAATACAATATCCATGGCTCATATTAATTCCGTTATACATGAGATGTCAATAGTACCTTAATTGGTCACATACCGATTGAGCGGCGAATATGCTTTGGAATATTCTGCCTGATTTTGGGTGCTTTTGACTGAACAAATCTGATCTCCGGATTACGTTCTATATTGATTTTAGCCGTAGTAACCCCCATTTCTTGAGTAAGGTTAGTAGGTGGCTTTTTGCCTCTCGTGAAAAACGTTTCTTCGGGAGTTCCTTCAAGTCTCGGAGCATCTTCAGGCGGTTGAAATACTATTTCAACATGTCCATCAGCACGTTTTATATACCAAACCGGGCGCTGATCATCGCCGCTGCCTAAAGCACCTTGTTTCCATGCTACATCTCCCGTTTTAAGTTTTGGGCGTGCTTCTTCAGTAGTTACCTGCCTTTTTTTATCAGGCTCTTTGGGAGTGTAAGTGCCTATTGGTGGACGCGGCGGCGGATTGCTGACAGGAGGATTAACTCTTGTCTCAGGAGGATTTATACGCCCTTCACTGGGTACTCTGGTGGTTGAGGTAGATGTTCTCTGACTGGTATTAACATAACGGCCGAGATTATCGGTAATTCGCATACCGGTTCTGCCACGGCGGGGGATTGTGCTGACTCTCCGAGTTTCTATTTCAGGCCGTCTTGTTTCAGATACTGCGCGGACCTCTTTTGTTGTAGCTATCCTGCGGCTCGATTGTTGAGGACGTGCGGATATTGCTACTGCTTTGCCTACAAAACCTCCTATTGTATAAGGCACTGTATAGCCGCGTCTAACTGCCATGTCCCTCATTCTGAATTCTTCCAAAGCACGAGCATATTCAGCTTCCATTTCAGCGCGTGTTATCGCCTTGGATCCATCGCGTACTAATTTGATATCCATTTCACCTACATGGTGTATGCGAGACACGCCGTTGGTACCAGAGCCGGAGTCTATGTTGGTTACTAACCCGTCATACTTGGTAGTTATGCGGCCACCTTGGGGTGTATGCCCGTGGACTAGCCGCTTAGCATCAAATGTTTTCAGCATTTCCATTGCTGATTCTCTGGTCATCTGATAACGGTTTTTGACCATCAAGTCATAAAAATGCTTAGATCCTTCGGTGGTCTTAGCCAGTTCTTTGGTATATTTATTTACGATCTCAAGATTGCTGCCTTTAATCCCTTTGGCTTTAGCTTCTTTTAAGAGCTGCATATATACATTAGGGCTGTCTGCATGAACATATAACACCCCATCCTTCACATACATAGCCGGACGGTCTTTAAGCCATGCCAAGGTTTTACTATCAGCTGACAAAGCTTCAGCAACATGCCCGCGGCCATCAGCAAAGAGCTCCATTAATTTAGCCGAAGTTTCATTACCTGTACTTCTAAAATATTCGGCGTATTTACCAAGAAGCTCTTTTGAACGTACCTTGCCTGCCTGTCTAAGCAGTTCCGGAGGCAGAGTTTTCAGCTCTCTTGCTACTGCTCCGAATACTATATCATGGTTACCCATGAGAGTAGTTATACGGCTGCCCATTTTACTAGCCTGTGCGTCAAGAACCTGCATCTTATTAATCAGTTTAGTGCCGCCATAACCTCGGTCTACAATATCACCGGCCTGTATAAGAGTTGTATTTTTAGCTATCCAGTTACCGGCTTCATCTACAAAACCCTCTCTGGTAAGCGTATGCATTACCTGGTTATATTTGCCGTGTAGATCACCCAGAGCGTATGTTCCTTCTGATAGAGGGCTGATTCGCCCTGTCTTCTTAAGCTGTTCCAACTGTTTTTTCATCTGCTCAACATTTTTATGAGCTTCAACTAGCTCATCATACGGGGTGGTTTTACCTGCCGTTTTACTTACCTTGGCTTTTGTACCAGGGTTAAAAATGTTTTTGAGAGTATCGGCGGAACCGATAATCTTCATCTGGTTTATTTCTGCCTGTGTCAGCGGAGAAGCCTTACCGTTAATTACCAGGATATGTAAGAGATCTCCGTAAGCATCACGGGAATATAAAAGCTGGTCAGGTTTTGGCAATACTGTACCGGCGGGCAGACGCATCTCTATCTCGGCTGTGCCGGCCCATGTCTTGCCGGAGATTTTGAGCCTTGAAAGTAATTCCGGGTCTCTGATAATAATTGCCCCTTTAAGAGCACCTTTAGAACCGGAGACACCTGCTGCTGTCGACATTGAAAACTTGGTATGCAAAGAAGGAGATACAAATAGATCTCTTCCTTTGCCTACAGAGGCAGCGCCTTTTGCCTCATCTTTAACTACACCTACAGTTAAGCCGTCTAAGAATGGGCGTACATCCGGAGTAGCGCTAATTACGGCCGGAGCTATGGTTTTGTTCAGAGCGGTTGTTTGTATTTCCGCTGTTACACCCTCTTTTGTAGCTTTGGCTGTTTTACCCGCGATGGCCTTTTTAGTTATTTCATCCCGTAGGGCCATTGCAAGCGCTTTTTTACCGCCGACATCAACAACGGGCAGACGGACGGTATGGAAGCTCAATTCAGCTGAGCTTAGAGGTATCTTACGGGGCATAATCATGGTTTCAAACGGGGATAGAGCCACCTTAGCAGTTGCCAATGGGTGTAGGACACTGGTCAGAGGCGCTTTAACTTCTGCCAATATTGCTTTACCCAATGCCGCGGCGGGTCTAGCTCCAGCTCTGGCTATTGCAGCTGCTTGTCCGATAAATGGGATAAAGGTAGCCACATCAATAGCAGCTGACAGGGCTATTTGACCGCCGGAATCGCCCTTACCGATTGAATACAATGTGCCGACTATGGGAATCATATAGATCGTAAATTCCTTAAGAACTTCCCCGGTGTTTTGCTGCTTGATTATCCGGGTAATGAATTCCTCTTTACTCTCGGCCATTTCCATGCCTTTGATTCCGGCTTGCCAGGCGGCCTTATCGTATTCTTTGGATAGATCATCTCTGTTGAATGTCTTGGTTTGGGCTTGCCCAAAGGTAAAGATCTCTTTAATAATATCACGGGCTAATCCTGAATCCTGGTCTGCTGATTTTCTGAGGACGTCATCAATCGTCTTGTAGTCACTGGGTTGGCCACCTAGAATTGTAGCTATTCTGGCAGAATTCAGGCTGCCGTCTTTGTTATAGATATCAGACGGTTTCATACCTAACAGGTCAGCCATTCTTAGTTGCCCGGATAGTTTCTGCTTAGCAATATTTTCCAGTACTGCGTCTGATATAGCTTTTGAACTGGCCTGTAGATTTTGTCTGGTAGTTATTTCCTGGGCCTCACGCATAGCCTGTTTGAGGTTATCCGAGCTAACATCGTAGCCAACAATCTCTTTAAGCTCGGCAAAATACTTGGCAGCTTCATCTTTAGGCATAAACGCCCAGTCAAAATTGGGGGCATTGTATTCAATCTGTTCATTTGATGGCAGTAATCCCAGGCTGACGGCTACATCGTCAGGCATTCCGGGCGGTGCGTTTTGACCTACGTTATAACCGGCATCAGGCGGTACATAGACAGAATCGGCTGGTATCAAACCGTATTCAATCGCCTTTTTAAACTGCTCTTCAGGCGAAAGGGATGAAAAACCCTTGGCATCAATAAAGGCTGCCAGAGCCTTAGCGGTGGCGGTAGATTTATCCATGCCGGCCAGGGTATTTTTAAGCTCGTCTATATCATCAGTCCGGAGCTGGGCATTTTGGAGTACATCCGGAGTTTTTTCCACAGCCGCTAGGATGACATTGGCGGGTGCGCCGATGCTGGCAAGGTACTCTGTTATATATTCGTGCATTTTGGCGGGGTCTGACCAGGCTAAGCCCGCCATAGGCACGGTGTAGACTGTGCCATTGGGGGTAGTAAAGGTCCAAGCGGTAGAATTATCTACTGTGACCTTAACATTGTTATCGGTACCGGTGGTATCAGCGCTGTTATCGGTGCCGGCATCAGAATCATCTACCGGTTCATAGGTGTACGTTTTGCCACTGCCAGCCGCTAAACTCTCTTCGGTTATAGCAGTATATTTTTTATCGCCTACTTTGGATTCTGGCTCAGCTACTCCTTTGCTGCTGCCTGCCGCTTCACTCTCTACTGTTATAGCTCTGCCGCTGGACCTTAGATTAGAAGAACTATCAGATTTATTGGAAACACTTTCGGAACCGGTTGTCTGATTTATGATTGCAGTGTACTTAATAACTGCATCGTCCACGGTATCCTTATCCAAACCTTGGTTGCGCAGGTAATTAGTGACGTACTGAGTAGTATCCCCTGGAATGCCTTTAACCGTAAGATTATAGACGCTGCCGTCTTTGTTAGTCAGCGTAAAGATACCATTATTGACAGTAACGTTGATTTCGCTGCCAGGTGGTTTGGCAGTTACGGATTTATTAGCTTGCTGTAATGCGGCATTAATGGCCACCTGGTTATTGGGCTGGCGAGGCGGTCCATTCCTTAAAATATTCCCTGAATTACCCTGAGAGGGAGAGCCTAAGATAGCCATAATTTGGCCTCCTATCGCATACCGATATGCTTTCTTATGTTTTTCGGGATAAACTGCCTAAACTTAGGCATTCTTTCGCGCCAACTTACTTTAACTGCCGGAATACTATCGGCTTCGTTTGCCAATTTAATCGCGTCCCTTCGTGGTATATCTGCTGATAGGATATTCTCTATCAACATATCTTTATAAATTTGGTCGTTGACATTAATATCAGCGATCATGTTTTTAAAATACTTGATTTTCTTCTGAGTAACCTCAGCTTTAATACTAACCGGAATATTCTTTTTTGGCTTTACACTTTTACTTGTACGCATGCTATACTCCTTCTTTATCGGCCAATGCGGCCGGTATCTTCAATAATCCGGTAGAACATGAATATCCCCAAGGCAAGGCAGGTCGCAAAAGGCATTATTGCAACCAACGAAGAGCTGCTGAACAGGGTAAAACTGATGCCCAGCCAACCGAGCCCTGCCAGGATATCCAGTACAATATGGCGTTTCCAGAGCGCCAGTACTGTAATCATCGAGAGCAAAAACAGTTCCAGGCCTGTAGATAAGGCAGTACTCATCATCGTACTAACTGATGCATCAAGAGCGGATGACAAGGTATTAGCCAGTGATTCCAATGCGTCTGCAATCGCTTGAGCAGCCGCCAATAATCCTTCGTCAGTAGTCATTTCTCCGCCTTCCTCATTGCCTTGCTGACTTTGATAAGAGTTGCAGGATCCAGCTGTTCCTCAAGTTTGGACAGTAGCCGGGCGTTATTTTCCTGGCTTATTTCCCTGACATCATCCGGGACATTTTCCAGCGGACTATCGTCCAGCGGGTTAAACTGAGGTGTGCCATTCCTCAGATCCAATTTATCTTCAGGTTTAATCAGCACCAGTTTGCGGAAGCTCTCCAGAGGGTCTACGGTCGAATAGCTGTCGTACCAATCCCGGATAGGTAAAATATTCAGGGTGTAATGCCGAAGCTGTCCCCATTCCTCGCCGGTAATAAAACCCTTGCAGTCATACGTGGTAATATCAATAACCTGGCCTCTTTTCAGGCCTACCTCTTTACCCCAGATAGTACGAGACAAATCCTTGCAGACGGTTAGAAAGTGGGTAAGTTGGCGCAGCCTGGGATCTATCCAGTTCCAGCTCTGAACCGTGTAAGTAATTCCAAAATTGATTTTACGGCGCTGCATTGAGTATTTGGTTATCAGGCTGTTGTACATGGTCATATATTTTTCAGATCCAAAGAAATTTTGGATCTCATCCATGGAAGCCATGACATTACGCAATTTTTCTTCGTCTCTAAAGGCAAAGATAAAATCTTTCATATCTATCGGAGTGCTTAACACGGGATGGCTGCCGTCTGAGAGACAAATATTGGGGTTTCTGATTTCAAATCCGGGAAAGGCAAAAACCCCACCGCCTTTGGAAAGATGCAGGAGATTAATATATGTCATCGTGGCGGACTTGCCGCCGCCTTCATGCCCTATAAATCCCCAGATCATTCAGGTCTCCGTTCTTTCTGTTGTCTGCTGGCGGCTTCCAGCATCCCGTGGGTAAGAACTCTGGCCAGCAGGTTAATCCGGCGGGCCTGAATAGCCGGCAGAGCGGCAATATAATCCAGTAATCTATCCTGCCCGCGCTGATAATGGATCTCTTCGCAGCGGTGTTTGTACTCAATCATGGCGAGCACCTGCTTAGCGTCTTTAAAATCAGCCCGCATCAAGAGCCCGCGCACACTGTCACCGGGGGAGGTAAATTCCTTAGCCAGACTGATTGATTGAGGATTCCCAAGCAGTTTTTCCAGAGCATCAAAGTCCAGCAATCCGGTTTTAAACCCATTACCGCCGGCGCTGCTGATTGCATCTTGAATACCGAGAGTGTCTGTGCTGCCCCCGGTGGTTACTCCGCTATTTTTACGTTTAAACGCCATACCGGTTATCTCCTTATGATTGAGTGAATAGATATAAGGCAAAAATCCCGATTGCCACTAAAGCAACCAGGAAACCGACTTTCAGTTTTTGCCAGATATCGGATAGATCAGCGAACGCGCC